CTTTAACTTCGACGCAGCATGAAAATTTAGGAACCTTAACTGGACATACATATACCGGATTATCTTTAAAAAAATCTTCATCTAGCCGCGCCATTGTTATAAATTTTGGCACTATATCCCACTCTACTAAAGGGAGAGCGTGGTAGCCTTCGTTAAACGACTCACACGCGCCAAAAAGTTGGCCTGCAGTCATTCCTAGTGCGTTAGCTATTTTTTCAACAGTTTCGATCTTTGGGTTCAAAGTCTCGCCGGAAACTATTCGGCGAACAGACGGTTGCGGAATACCGGATTTAACAGCAAGTGCATTGACCGACATTCCTCTTTTTTTCAATTCGTATTTAAGTGCATCGGCTAATTCAGGCATTTTGTTTTCCTCAAATATTGGTATTCAACTTATACGTAAATGTATCACAAAAGCATACCTTGACGGAACGAAAGATTGCGATGAAAATTTAAATATTCGTTAATATTTAAACGTTGATATATGATGCCTACAGAACTCATAGCGCCAAACGCTGCTATTGAAAAATTGATGGCTAGGGGAGTACCCCTGGCAGAAATCAACCGCTTTCTCGGAAAGCCTGGCAACTATGCATCGAGGGTTTTACGGGGAGAAATCTCAGAGCCCAGCTACCTAATAGCCGACAAATTGAGAAGCCTAATCCGCTTAACTGGTCGAGAGCCCAAGAAGGAATCCTACAAGGACAAAAAGACCTTATTAAGGAGTAAATCCAAATGAAACTGAAAATCAAAAACGCAAGCAAACCTGTTTTTCTAGTAATCAATGGGGAATTCATTAACACGGACCACGTCGTTTCAATGAGATGCAACGATATCGGCCTCTTTTTCGAACTCAGTTCGGGACGGATTGTTGGCGGAGAATGCGCGCCTATTACTAGAAATAAGGTCCTATCCCTGTTCGAAATACACGACACATTTATCCAGACCTACGAACCCGTTAGAAAGGATCTTGGTAAATGATCTCGTCCAATTTTTAGAGGGAGTAAGGAAAAATGAATTACAAAAAGCAAAAGCTACTCGATAGCTACGTTTCACACTACTCCACAAACGGCCGACATGATGGGAATGTCGAACCGGGTGTGGAAGTGGAAAAAGTTAGAAATTTCTTTTCCGATTTTATCGCATTAAGCGGCGATAGGCTCAATCGAATGACTCATCGGCAGTTCCGTTCGCTTATCCCGGAAAACCTCTTCGATCACTATCAAATTTGCTCGGACGCGCTCTTCTCAGCTCCCTATCAAGCCAGAGAAGATGTAGAGAAGGCGCTTACAGCCACTGGATACAAATATGAAATCCTAGACTTCCACGTATGGAATGCGCAAGTCACTCCCTTCGTCGTTTACTACGGGAAAAACGACCCAAGATACAAGCTGCAACGAAAGTATAAAAACGGCTGGGGTTGGCTCTTCTACCTTGTAAACACAGAGGATAACTTTCAGCTGGTTCTTAACGCACGAGACTCCGATCGAAAGAAAATCATTCTCGGAGATGAGTTCGAGATATTCAACGTCGGCAGAATTAAAGCGATGCGGTATGAACAAGAGCATGTAATCGTAGAACTCAAAGACGCGCGTCCTCGAGCCTTCAGATACTCCAGAAAAGACCTGCTCGAATTTTTACACCAGTTCGACGTTATTTGCGGTCCGATTTTAAAAAACCAGGAGAAATAGCAATGGCACACAAATTTAGACCTACGTTCGGCCAAGCAGCACAAAAGCTTGTCGACAATGGATATCTGCCCATCCCCATCAAACCCGACACAAAACGCGGTCTTGAGGGGTGGCCAACCTATCGATTCAAACCCGCAGACGCGGAGAAATACAAAAACCATTCGATCGGACTTTTAACCGGTCAGGGTGATACTCCGATCTATGCACTTGACTTCGATTCTGACGACAATGAGATCCTAACGTATCTTATTGCCAAGCATCATCTCGAAACTTGCATGGTTAGAAATTGCGGGCAGGTAAGAAGCCAACTGTTTTTTAGGTCCGAAGAGGCCGGCGAACCGCGCGTAATCACAAAGAAATACGTGGACGAGCGATCCGGCGAGCACATGATGGAACTCAGAGGCGCCGGTAATCAATCGGTAATTATTGGCTTTAATCCTGACGCCAGCACCTTCTACCAGTTCCCTCAAAAGGGGATCAATCCTTTCGAAATAAAGGCGGCCGAACTACCTCTCCTCACGAAGGATCAGGCGTTAGCAGTTTTAAAGGACTTTGAAGAGTATGTGTCTAAACACCGAAAATGGAAAATCAAATCCGAGGGAGCAACCTTCGGTCAGACTCGTAGCTCGGACGGCTCCACTTTTAGCTGGATGGCGGAGAAAGAAAACAGGCCAAAAATATCTCTTCAGGAGGCAGAACACTACCTCAAAGATTTACCGAACGAATACGTAGACTCAAGAGAGGAATGGGTCAGAGTAGGTATGGCACTCCACTTTCAGTTTGACGGCTGCGAGGAGGCGTACCAACTATACGATGAATGGAGCAAGACGTCGAATAAATATGCCGGACCTGAGGATACGTTAGCCAGATGGAAAAGTTTCGATCGAGATCTATCAAAAAATCCCAGAACATTTAAATCGATCATTTCAGCGGTAAACGCAAATCTCAAAAAGAAAGAAAGCGAAGAACTTGTACTATTACTAAGCCGAATCGATTCGGCAGAAGACCAATATCAAGTGCAAGACGTGCTTAAGAGTGCGTGTCTCAAAGATAAGCTCAACATTGAAAGCATAATCGTAAGGGCAAAGGGGCGGCTCAAGGAGTTAACCGGGCTCAATTTCAAGCCGGCGCTTCTAAAAAGCTTTCTCCCGAAGGCTGATGACAAGAGCATAGTCGGTTTCACAGAAGATGCTAACGCCGTTAGATTCATTGAGCGTTATAAGGGCCTCATACGATATGTAGTTGACCAGGACAAATGGCTGGAATTCGTCGGTTACTACAAGGAGCAGACCCAAAAGGAAGTGCTGGAGTACGCGCGCCAAACGATTGCTGTACTGCTAGACGACATGAAGAGGAACGGCACGAGCGCGGCAGAAATTGCAAAAGTCGGAATGCTTTTCCAGAAGGCCGCTATGTACAAGCATATGCTGGAAATTGCAGCTGGCGACGTGGCCATAGCCGTGAGGGATGAAGACTTAAACACATCAACCAGGTACGTAGCGCTCCACAACGGCGAACTTGACTTGAAAAAAGTAGAGTTCATTCCGGCCGATCCGGAGCACTTCATTACCCAATGTATGGGAGTGGCTTATGACGCTAAGGCCCGATGTCCCATCTTCAAGAAGGTATTAAGTGACGCGTTCTACGGCGACGAGCGGATGATTAAGTACTTTTTGCGGTGCGTAGCCTATGCTTTACTGGGGGATCCGGTTGAACAAAAGTACTTCACGCTCCTAGGTGGCGGCGCTAACGGTAAAAGTACGCTTATCAACGCGATCCTGAATGTCTTCGGCGACTACGGAGATGTTACAGAGGCGAGCACCGTCATGGGCGATACCAGAAGCCAGGGCGGCCAAAGCAGGGAGGACATAGTAAGGCTCAAAGATAAGCGGCTTGTGGTGACGATGGAACCGGAAAACAATATGCCGATTAAATCCGGAACCGTCAAAGCGCTCACCGGCGGAGAGAAGATAGCCGCTCGTGCAATGTATAAAAAGACGAACACTTTCCAGCCGAGGCTTACTCTGTTTATTTGCGCTAACGAAGAGCTCATTCTCCGAGGAAGCGACTATGGTCTAACCAGGAGAGAAAGCATTATTCCGTTTAACAAGAGGTTTACCGAGGAAGAACGGGATAAATCGTTTCCGGCCAAACTCAGAGCGGAAGGACCCGGAATCTTAAATCTCATTCTTGAAGCCCTTAAGGATTATTACGAAGTCGGCCTGAATCCTCCGGAAGAAGTGAAGACGGCTACGCAAGAGCACATCGACTCCCAAGACATTCTCGCCGAATGGCTGGAGGATAGTTGCGAGTTTTCTCCGGAGTTTGCCGAAACTACCAGCGCTTTATTTACCTCTTGGAAAAACTATGCGAACCCCTTGGGTTTAGACGGAATTATCCGTAACTCCCGATCTCTCGGAAAGCAGTTAAGCGGGAAAGGTTTTCGCGCAATTCGCGACAGTTACGGCATCAGAGGCCGGGGTTTTTTGGGTCTTAAATTGAAAGATCCAGAGATGAATCTGGATTAGAAATTTTCTGCGTCGTTTCGTCGTTTGTATATGTATTTTCTAAGAGTCAACGTGAAGGAAAACAAATAACACTTATAAGCCTATATAGAGACTTATAGAAACCGCGGAGCATAACGACGAAACGACGCAGAGGTTCAAATTAGAACTTTTCCTTGGACGTTAGGACGTTTGTATATGTATTTTCTAAGAGTCAACGTGAAGGAAAACAAATAACACTTATAAGCCTATATAGAGACTTATAGAAACTACGGACCGAAACGCCTAAGCGTCCATGACCTTTTTAAAAATGGAGGAAAGAGGCTTTGAGACCATGAAATCTGACGGAATTATGTGCTTTAAAGGAATCGGCATAAAAGCTGTAGGCTTTGAGACCGTCGATTAAGGTTAGAGGGGTGATTAAAGGCAAAAGGGGCAAAAAGGCAAAAATACTATCTATTTCTAAAACTTCTCTTATACACGCGTATAGGGAAGTTTAGGAAAAAGGTCTAAAAAATGCACTTTTGCACCCTGATTAAGTGTTTTTACTAGGAAAATTTAAAGGAAAAAGAGGATGAAGGTACTTTCGGACGGAAAAGTTCGGTAATGCGACGAGGCGCTAACAATGACAAACAACAAATCAACCTATAAATCTCATTCCCTGTTACCTAAAGATGCACAGCGAATTCTCTCAGAAGCAGCGAAAGCGGCACAAAAATTACATGGACTCGCCAAAGTCCGAGCAATACAGGCGGCGATTGAAAGAGTTAAGAGACAATATCCGAAGCACTTTAGCGCTTAGGGCGGGCGGCGTCGACTTCATCGGCCCGCAGGGCGCCCGAGTGGGAGAGAGTCACCAGGCGGCCAGGTACACAGACAACGAAGTTCTGCAGTGCATTGAGCTGAGACTGGAAGGATACTCACTTGCCGCGATATCAAGAAAAATGGAGATACCGAAGAGAACGATCAGAGATTTTTTTGCGGGTCGAATCAGAAGCAAACATCCGGTTAGATTTATTAAGGCGACATTCCGCTGAAGAATGCGGCTAAAACTCCCATAATCGACCTCTGAGAGAGTTTTAAGAGAAGTTAATGTGATTTATCGTCCGAGAGAGAAAAATCGATTAGCAAGCGTTTTTGAACGGCTATGAAGGAATGTTGAAACGGAATTAAAACGACTAAAATAAGCGGCAGGAGATTGACGGCATGAATTTACAAAGGTATAAAGTTGACAAGGAAGCCTTGAAAAAGCGAGTGTCCGACGCGCTTGAGAAATTAAGCGTATTGAGCGCCGGTATGGGACTGTTTCAGGACAAAACCCTGGGAATTTGGCTTGGCGTTTTCTGCTTTCTGTTGTGTTTATTGCTTTCTGGAGTGAGAAGAGATGACTAGCGCATGGTTCTTGTATACCTGCTTCGTGGCAGCGGTCGGCGTGCTGGCCTTAATCCTCTTTTTTGGGAAGGATCAAAAGCACGAGCACAAATAGTGCGCATTGCTAAACCACCGCCTCCGATAATCAGCTCAATGATTACGGAGGTTTTATTATGTCGAGTACCAAATTTGGAACAATAGAACGACTGACGCCCAGGCAGGCCGCATTTGTTTCCGAATACCTGAAAAACGGCGGCAATGCGACAGAAGCCTACAAGAAAGCGGGGTATAACGTTACGACGGATAACTCGGCGGCAGTGAATGCAGCTCGTTTGCTCAGAACGCCTAAGATAGCCCGCGCGATAAGCAAGCGGCAGACCGAGCGCAACGAAAGAATGCAGTTGGAAGAGGACTTCGAGCTCAAAAAAGCGGTTGAAATCCTTGAAAAATGCTCTGAGCCTGAGCAGGTTTACAACTTCGATGGCAAGCCGAAGAAGGATAAGAACGGGAACGCGGTCTTTATGTTTGACTCCAAGGGCGCAAACCAGGCGCTCACAACGATTTGTCGGCTGCGCGGAAAGTTCAGAGACAAACTGGAAGTCACACAGGATATTTCGGACCGCGCCAACCGGTTGGCACAGATATTGTCGGAAGTGGAAAAAGACCAAAATAGCGCCATGGCGGATATTTCATCCGCCAATGAATCTATATAAATCAAATAGATATATAAGTTATTATGTTTTTGTCCACCAATTTGTCCCACATTCGGAGCAAAGACAGGCGATATTCCGCGGGCAAAATGCGCCGCGATAGCGACCTTCCCCGACGCTTCACCGGCGCATTCCGGGCGGCGCAGATCGAGCCGCCCCCCGCGGAGCGTGAAGCCGGGCCGATTATCTCAGTTTTCGCGCCGCCCGTGGATAGCGTCGCTCCGTTTTTCGAGGCGCCGGTAGAAAGTGAAGGGGCTCCTCAAATTGCGGCGCCTCGGGGTAAAACCCCCAACGCGGCTCCATGGAGGGGCGTTATCAAGGTTGAATAGCCAATATCTATAGTTTTACCGCGCGAGGGGTGATTTTATTTTGCCAAGGCGCTCATGTTCCCAAAACAGCTTTCCGATTGACGGTGGTCATATGGACAATGAAAAATTAGTAAATCAGAATTACGAACTCAGCCTGCAGAAGCTTGCGGTTAGGTTCAGTAACGATCCACTCGCATTCGTGCGCTACGCATTCCCCTGGGGCGTAGGGATCCTCGAAAAGTACGACGGCCCCGACGCATGGCAGGAAAAAATCCTCAGCGATATTGGAACGAGGTTACGGAACGGTGAGACACGCTATAAAGCGATTCAGATCGCCGTTGCTTCCGGGCACGGCATCGGAAAGACTGCGCTTGTCGCTTGGGTCATCCTATGGTCAATCTGTACCTACCCGGACACGAAAGGCGTTATTACTGCTGAAACCGGAAGACAGCTTTTGACGAAAACGTGGTCCGAGCTTCACAAGTGGCACTCAGTCTGCATATTCAAAGATTGGTTTGAGGTCGCGGCCGAGTCGATCTACTCTCTCCAGAAGGGGCATAAGTACACCTGGAGAATCGACGCTATTCCGTGGAATGAGAGCAATACTGATGCCTTCCAAGGTTTGCACAATCAGGGTAAAAGAATCCTGGTTCTGTTTGACGAAGCGTCCGTTATTGCCGAGAAGATTTACGAGGTGACAAAAGGCGCCCTAACCGACAAGGACACGCAAATTATCTGGTGTATCTTCGGGAACCCCACTCGCCCTGAGGGCGCATTCTTTGACGCCTTCCACAAGCAGCGGCACCGCTGGCTTCACTACAACATCGACTCCAGAACGGTCAAGATCACGAACAAAGAATTGCTTCAGCAGTACGTGGACGATTACGGCGAAGATTCCGACTTCGTGAAAGTTCGTGTGCGCGGCGTCTTTCCGTCCACTTCTGCCAAACAGTTCATTACACGAGAGGACGTGGACGCCGCTGTCAACCGTCCGGTAGGCGTTATGAATTACGCGGCTACCGTTGCCGTTTTAGGAGTGGACGTGGCCCGAGAAGGGGACGATAGGTCAGTAATCGCGACCAAGGTTGGCCGCGACTGCACAATGCCGCTGAAAATTTTCCGAGGGCTTACAGGACCGCAATTGGGCGAGCAGGTCATTCTTTATGCCAGAGAGCTGCAGAAACTTGGAATCCCGAAAATCTATATCAACATCGACTACACGGGCGTGGGAGCTTCGCCCTACGACTACATGGTCGATAAGGTCCCGCACGTCCATAAGGTCATCGCCGCTAACCGCTCCAGCAATACCGAGAGATGGGCTAATAAGCGGGCGGAAATGTGGGATCGGATGAGAGACTTTATCCGTGACAACGGCTGTCTGCCTAATAGCCCTGAGCTTGCGGACGATCTCTGTATCCCTGAAAAACTGCTGGATCGCAAGGGGCGCCTCCTGTTGGAGAGTAAAGATTCTATGAAAAAGCGCGGTATGAATTCCCCGGATACCGCTGATGCATTGGCCCTTTGTTTCGCAGTGCCCATTCAGGAGTATTTGGATGGTCCAGCTAATATGCCGAGGCTCACCGAGAGACGTAAGCGCCAAATCCGAAATCCTTATCGCTCGCTGTAAAAGTGCGCATTGATTTTCTGCTCGGGAACAGAATGCCGACATGGAAAAAATTTTGTCGTTTAGACCAATTACGGTCGATGAGTTTTTTGGCTCGACGGAAGCGGAAAAACTGATATCGGAATATATGGCCGAGTCTGGTAATCCGTTTTTACCTAAACAGCCCAACTTAGCGTATTACCGTGCGGCAGAGGAAGCAGGTGCGTTTAAAGCGGTTGGAGCTTTTAGCTCCGATAGGATTGTGGGCTTTGGCTCGTTTGTGCTGACTGTTATCCCTCACTACTCCACGGTGACGGCATCGGTCGAGTCGATTTTTTTAGCAAAAAATTTTCGAGCCGGCGCTGCTGGATTCCGACTCATCAACGCAGTCAGCCAGGCGGCTAAAGATGCTGGAGCTAACGGCATTTACTGGGGATGCAGGAGCGGTTCCCGTCTCGAAGCGCTGTTCGATCGAGTGCCGAGATTTTCTCGAATGAACTCTGTTTTTTATGAGGAGCTGAAATGACATGCGACGTGGCGATAGCGGAGATTCCCCCCCCCACGACTGCCGAGGAGCTGGAGCAGCTCAAGCCCGGTATCGAAAAAATGATGGAAGCGCCCCAGGTCGAGATAAAGACCAAAAGTTTTATTCACGCAGGGATTTATTGCCGAACGTGTGTGGTGCCTAAAGGGGTTGCGCTTGCCGGAGCCTTAATCAAGATACCAACTGTAGTGACGGTATCGGGCGATGCCGCGATGACATGTGCGGGCAAGACTGTTCGCCTTAAAGGTACTCATATATTTCGGGCTTCTGCCGGGCGCAGACAGATATTTGTTGCCTATGAGGACACCGTTATTTCCATGGCCTTTGCGACAAGTGCCAAGACGCTTCTGGAGGCAGAAGCCGAGTTCACCGATGAAACCGATCTTTTAATGTCACGGGGAGAGTAAATATGAGCGGAGGAATTTCTGCGACAACTGCTTTAGCAATCAGTGCAGGCGTGGCGGCGGTGGGTACGGCCGCTTCCGTTATTTCAAGTAACAAACAGGCCAGGCAGCAGAAGGCCGCGGCAAAACAAGCCGAGCGAAATAACCAGATCACGCAGGAGAAAGCAAGAGAGGATATGAGACGTCAAAACGCTCAAGAAGCGGACGTTTCCAGTATCTACGAACAGAATCTGGATCAATCCGCATCTGGAGGCTCGACCATGCTGACCGGTGCAGAAGGTGTTGCTAACTCTGACCTGACTTTAGGCAAGGGCAACAAGCTCGGGGCCTAAAGGAGGCAACGATGGATAAGAAAGAGCTGCGCGCTCACATCCTCCGCCGCTGGAAAAAGCTCAAGATCGAGCGCGATCCGTTTATAGACCAGTGGAAAAGTATCGCAACGCACATTCGCCCTGCCACAGGCAAGTTTCTGCTGCATGGTGCTAAGAACGAGGCACGGGAACGATTCAATGAGATTTTTGATAACACTGCTACCGGCGCCAGCAATTTATTGTCTTCTGGTTTGATGTCCGGCCTGACTGATCCAAGTCAGCAGTGGTTCTATCTCACAACAGGAAGCCCTTCTCTTGATGAGTCTCCGGCGGTAAAACAATGGCTCGCTGACGTTGCGCAAATTATCTACATGGGGCTATCCAGAACGAACGCCTATCAGAGTCTGCATCATTTTTGGCTCGAGGTGAGTCTTTACGGCACCGCGGCGATGATGGTTCAGGAGGACGACGAACGGGGCTTCTACTGCTACCCGTTCACTATTGGCGAGTATGCCATTGCCTGCAACCAGAAAGGGATTCCCGATACGCTGTACAGGGAACTCTTAATGACGGTCTCTCAGATCGTACAGCAGTATGGATATGAGAATGTTCCACGGGGCATTAAAGCCCTTTATGATCAGAAAGAGTACGACAAAGAAAAAGCGGTTATCCACGCGATTGAGCCGAGATACGATAGAGATATCACCAAGCAGGACAATACGAACATGCCCTTTAGGGCGGTCCATATGCTAGTGGATGCCGACAGCGACGAGCACTCTATCCTGCTGGAATCCGGCTATAACGAGTTTCCTGCAATTGTCGGTCGATGGGGAGCGATATCTACGGACGTCTACTCCTGCGAGTCTCCGGGTATGACCGCGCTCGGTGATGTGCGCCAGCTCAAGCACGAGCAGATGCAGAAGGGCAATGCGATTGACCTGATCGTTGATCCGCCGAGACTTCTGCCAACGTCAGCTAAAGACGCAGAACTTGACTTTGCGCCGGGTGGTTTGAGCTTCGTGGATATGCCGACAAACGGCAGCCAGTCCAACAATGCAACTTCGGCAGTGGGGAACATCAATCCGATCACGGTGGACATCCAGGAAGTGCAGGCTCGTATTAAGGCGGCATTCTTTACCGACCTTTTCCTCATGCTGTCCAACCAGGCGGAGATTGCTCGCATGACCGCAACCGCCGTGGCAAGGCTGCAGGAAGAAAAGCTCATCATGCTGGGGCCCATTCTCTCACGCTTTAACAACGAGGTCTTAAACCCGTTCATCGGCCGCGTCTTCTCGATCTTCTCCCGTTCAGGCGTTTTTCCGCCGGCGCCAAAAGAGCTGCAAGGGATGGAGCTGAACATAGAGTACACATCTATGCTCGCGCGCTCACAAAAAGAAGTCCAGGCAAACACTGATATGGAAGCGGTAGCCCAGGTCTGCCAGCTGGCTCAGATTGATCCTTCAGTGCTAGACCGAATCAATCTGGATAACGCTATCAAGATTATTTTCGACAAGAAGGGCGTCAGCCCGTCGTTACTGCGCTCGGATGAAGAGGTTCAGCAGATTCAGCAGCAGAGGGCTCAGCAGCAACAGCAGATGGCTCAGCAGGAGCAGGCTCAGCAGGGCGTGGATGCGTTAAGCAAGTTGGGTAAGGTTCCCGCCGGCGGCGACACGATGGCAGGACAGGCGGTTGAAGCTATTCAAGCGGGGATGGCGCAATAAAAAAGTGCGCATTGATTTCAGCAGAGGGTTTTAAATGTCAGGAAAGATTCGCAATCCGTTTGACGAAGCTAAGTTAAACGAGGAACGAAAGGAGAGGGAGGCCCAGAAGGCAAGCTTTGAGGACGCCTTTAAAGAGTCACTCATTAAGGTCTTGGGAACTCGCGACGGGAAGATTGTGTTTAACAAACTCTTTTCAGACTGCTCCTTATTCTCTTCGTCTTTTGATACCAACGCCCTGGCGATGGCAAACAAGGAAGGAAAGAAAACGTTCGGTCTCGTAGTTCTAAGTTACGTCATGACGTATTGCCCCGAACAATACACACCGATAAGGATGATTTCGGATGAGTACAGAAAACTCTGATACCGGCTCCCAAAACACCAGCCAAGAGACGGTAACGACTCAATCGCAGACCGAACAGGTTTCTTCCTTGGAGCAGCAGGGGCAGTCTTCTCAGGCGGCCGCGTCACCTGAAATGGCGAAAAGCGCTGAGAAGACTGAAACTTCTCCAACTCCGCAGGCGGTAACAAACCCACTTGAGATAAGTGCTTCGGCGAACGAAGATGAAAAGTCTGAAGACGCTGAAGGGGAAGAAGCCGCAAAACAGGATGCGACGGAGAACGCGGCACCGGAAAATTATGCGGACTTTAAAGCGCCTGAAGGGGTTGAGCTTAATGGCGCGGTTGTCGATAGTTTTAAGGGCGTCGCCAAAAAGCTCAATCTGTCGCAGGAAAAAGCCCAGGCCATGATCGACGAGATCGCGCCGGTAATGGCTGCGCAGCAGGTTGAGTTTATCAAGCGGGTAAGCGGACAGTGGCTGGAGCAGGCCAAGAAGGACCCCGAGATTGGCGGCTCTAATTACGACTCATCTATCCAGCGGGCTATCAAGGTCAGAGATCGTTTCGGCCGAATGCCCGACGGAAACTATGATGCGGATGTCGCGGAACTGTTCTCGCTTCCTGTCGGTTCGCACCCCGGCTTTATCAAGCTTCTGGCAAGAGTCGGTGCGGCAATCAGTGAAGATACTCCGCCCAAGGGCAAAGTATCCGGAGCAATCACACCTCAAGACATTTATGGTTAATTTGGGAGATTAAAAATGGCAGACGCTTTCAGCGGAATGACACCCGTCACAATGGCCGAATGGCAGTCGCTCGTTCCGGACAGCGACGTGACAAAGAAAATTTTTGTCCAGACAGTTCGAGATTATCAGCCGTTCTTTGACCGCGCGACTATGGTCCGCGGAAACGACGGCCAGGGCATGAAAGGAGCACTGGCAGAAAAGTATCCGGAAGGTCAGCTCATTGGAATTAACGAGGGCTGGAACGCCTCCAATCCGACGGGTCGAGCAGTACGCTATCCGTCCTGCATCGTGCGCGACCGTTCTGTAATCGGTAAGCTCCAGCTGGAGAGAATGCCGGAGAAAGACAGGGCTCCTTACCGTGCGCGTAAAGACCAGATGTTTATTCGCGGCCTAACGCGTTCTATGGTTAAGCGTGTATTCCAGGGCAATCCGGCTACAGACCCGAGAGACTGTATGGGCCTTGCGAATATTGTTTTACCGAACAGAGACGGCGGCGCCTGGAATAACTCCATTATTGACGCTGGCGGCACGGGCGATAATCTTACGTCTATTTATTTCATCCACTGGCATCCGGAAGCGATGACCCTGTTCTTCCCTGAAAACGGCGGGGCAACAGGTATTTCTGTTGAAGTCCAAAAGTCCCCGATCTATGTGCCTGATGCAAACGGCAAGATGTTCCCGGCTTATGTGACTGAGTTTGGATACGACCTGGGAGTATTCGCAGGCAACCCTGAAAATATTGTCCGCATCGTGAATGTTGATACGACTAAGATCACGACCGCTAAGGGAGCGGCAGACCTGCTTAAGCTCTTTGTTGAAGCTCGCCATCGTCTGCGCACTGATGATTTCTCCAGTGTAGGTATCTACTGTACTGACCAGGTCGGGATGATCTACGATCTTCATCTGCTGGAAAAGACCCGCTATACGCTTGAGTACAAGACTTTTGGACAGCGCGAAGGGATGCTTTCTTTTGGCGGTATTCCGATTTATCAGTACGGAACTGACGTACTGAGCGCAAATGAATCCGCTATCACAGTTTCGTAAAAAGGAGGCGACATGATTTTCGACATCAAGATGATGTTCTTCGACAAGAAGGACGCGGCACAGGAAGCGACGTCCGCTGGTATTGACTGCGGCTCCGACTATTTGAACCCTGTCGACAGCGGTCACAAAATGGCGCTTTGCATTTCGGCTTCGGGTCTTGAGGGAACGAGTCTTGCGTTCAGGCTGGAAGACTCAGCAGACAACTCTGAGTTCACTGCAGTTGCAACCTCTAAAGCCTTTACTGCGGAAGAACTAGCTGAGCCGATCGTGGTATCTCTTCCCTTCGAGCATAGACGTTATCTGCGTCTAGTCACGGTGCCGACCAGTGTGACTGCGGGTACGATCACCGCATGGCTGGGCAACGATTATAAGTTCGGTCACCTCAAAGAGGAGGAGGGCTGGAAGTTCCATTCTGAAGCCGCCGCAGAAGTGTCGACAGCAGAAGTTCAATAATCCGGTAAGCACATGGAGGAGGCGGGCGAATACCCGCCTTTATTTATATGGCCAATCAAGTAGAAATTTGTAATGCCGCTTTGTCCCAGCTCGGTGCAGATTCCAACATCACATCTATCGATCCGCCGGACGGGACTCAATACTCTGAGCAGTGCGCTGCGTACTATCCGATGGCGCTGCGTTATCTGTTGGAGCAATTTAACTGGGGCTTTGCTCAGAGCCGATACAAGCCGCCAAAATATGTTGAGCTAGATCGAACGCAGTATCCATGGCGGTATGGATACTCACTGCCGAGCGACTGCATGTGCGTCGTGGGTCTCTACGGCATAGGCGGTCAGCCATGGCAGGGTACGCTCCCTTACGAAGTCGAATATAGGGAAGCGGAAGACACACTGTTTTTACTTACGGACGTTAAAGACGCGGTGATCGTTTACACGAAATACATGGACAACCCCCAAAGGTTTCCAATGTATTTTACGGAGGCTTTGATAATGCAGCTTGCCGTATATCTGGCAGGCGCTTTGGTGAAAAATCAGAACGCCGACAAATATATTAAGTATGCGGCCGAGGCCTTAAGTCGGGCAAAAATGCTTGACGCCAAAAAGAGTGCCCATCAGCATCCCAAGTATTTAGCGGCTCAGCTCAGGGCGAGGTTTGTCTAATGGCGGTACGAATCTTTAGAAATTCTTTCGGCGGCGGCGAAATCTCGAACACTATGTATGCCCGAGTTGATGATGCCAAGAACCAAACGGGCCTTGCGAAATGCAAGAACTTTATTGTCGAACCGCAGGGGCCTGTATTCAGAAGGCCAGGGTTCGAATATGTTGCGCATACGAAATATGCGAATCGAAAATGCCGTCTGATACCGTTTCTTTTTTCGCTTGATCAGACAATGGTCTTGGAGGTAGGACATCAGTACATTCGTTTTCATACTAATAAACAGACACTGATGAACGGGAATGCTCCGTACGAATTAGCGACACCGTATAACGAGGCTGATCTTTTCGAGCTGGACTTTGTGCAAAGCATCGACGTTATCACAATAGTTCACATGAACTATCCGCCCAGAACTCTCAAGCGTTATGGGGCTACGGACTGGCGATTGGAGAGTATCGCATTTAATACTGTACTTTCACCGCCCAGCGGACTGACTGTTGAGCAAACGATCGGACCAGACGTTGAGGACACTAATAAAAACCTGTTCAAGCGTCGCTATGGCGTTACCTCTTTAAATGCGGATGCATCGGAGGAGAGTGTGCTGTCTGCGACGGTTGAGATCGACTGCAACCCCTTTGCTGACGGTGCGTACAACACTATCCGATGGAGCGCGGCGCCCGGAGCGTCTATATACCGTGTCTACCGCAATGTCGGCGGCGTCTACAGCTATATTGGCCAGACTGCTGAGACATCCATCATCGATGATGCGATATCGCCTGACTCCAGCATAACGCCTCCTAGGTACGATGCGGAGATCGTATCGGGAAACCCGGGTACCGTAACTTATTTTGATCAGCGAAAGGTTTTCGCGGGAACGCGGAATAAGCCTCAGAATATTTGGATGACGGCAACCGGTAGCGAAAACTCAATGGCGTACCACCTCCCCCTCCAGTCCACAGACAGAATTTCTGCGCGGGTGTATGCCCGTGACGTCAATCGAATTCGTCACCTCGTGCCGCTTTCCCGATTGGTTCTGCTGACGGCTTCAGGTTGCTGGGTGGTCGGAACGACAGATACCGATGCGCTGACGCCTGAATCAATCAGCTTTAAGAATCAAAGCGCAGAGGGGGCCAGCGCAGTTAACCCGGTGGCAGTTAATTCAGCATGTGTATACGCGGCCGCCCGTGGAGGACATCTGAGAGAACTCGGGTACTCGTACGAGCGAGGAGGGTTTATCTCGGGCGATCTTTGCTTACGAGCTCCCCACTTGTTTGACCATAAAGAAGTGGTTGACCTGGCTTACTCCAAGGCGCCCAATCCTATTATTTGGTCTGTATCGAGTGATGGGGTTTTAGTTGCGTTCACCTATATACCGGAACAGCAAATCGGTGCGTTTTCCACGATAGAAACGCGCGGAGCCTTCGAGTCCGTAACAGTAGTTTCAGAGGGATATGAAGATATCCCGTATGTGGTGACACGACGCACAGTTAATGGTCAGGAAATCAGATTTATCGAGCGAATGCACGAGGTGCAGACTGTATCGAAGAGTGAATCCTGTTATGTTGACTGTGCAGGGTTTTATAACGGCGCGCCAACTAGAGTGGTTTCGGGACTTAACTGGCTGGAAGGCGAGACAGTATCCATACTTGCGGACGGTTATGTAGTACCGGATCAGCGAGTGGTCGACGGAAAAATCACACTGGAATATGAGGCCTCACAGGTTTATGTCGGGCTCCAGTATGACTCGGATATGGTGACACTGCCTATTCACTTGCAGCTAAACGACATGTCTTATGGAACCTCGCACCGCAAGAATGTTACGGAAGTCACAATTCGCCTGAATGAATCGTCAGGGGTGGCGGCGGGTTCATCGTTCGATAAGTTGTATCAGATGCCTCCGAGAGCCACTGAGTCACCGGGTTATCCCCCGAATCTTCGATCAGGAATTTACGACTTGCAGATTAAGCCTAAATGGAGTGATGAGGGGCAGGTTTATATCCGCCAATCGCTTCCCCTCCCGCTCCGCATAACCTCCATTACAACGAAAGTGGAAATCAGCTGATCCGAATAGTGCGCATTGACGAAAGAGACAGCGTCATCATAAGCGCACTATTCGGAGGTTTTATGTCTATTGGTTTAACGGCTTCGATGATTGGGTCGGGAATATCAGCCGGGATCTCCGCTGTCGGCTCGATTTTCACAACAAAGTACAACAACGCTATTGCCAAGGCGCAGGAGAACATTGCAAAAGAGAACGCAAAGACAATGGAACTTCAGGCGCAGTACACGCTTTTTGCGGCGGAGACAAAAGTCCAGCACGAGACTATGCAGGCTGGACAAGTAAAAGCTCGCCAAAAAGCCGTGCTTGCCGCAAACGGCGTGGCGATAGGCTCAGGAAGCGCCGCGCAGATCACCGCCTCTACCGACATTATTAAGACGATCAATAAGAACCGCATTGTTACAGAAGCTCATGCCCAAGCATGGGGGTATCGCCAGAAAGCCACGGACTTTACAAATCAGGCCTTGATGTACGGCGCAAAAAAGCAAAGCGCAGGGATGAATTTTCTGACAACAGCTTTGAACGGAGCCTCGCAGGTCGCGGCGACCTACGCCTTTGGAAAGCTCGCGGAAGGTACAGGGCAAAAAGGAAACAAGCAGGATTCTCTCAAGGTCGATGCGATTAGCGGCGCCGACCCTGGTTTAAAGATTGACGCAATCTCATCGGCGGACCCGGGACTGCGCATCGAAGGAGGTTCTTCATCCGGCGCCACCTCGTCCGTTCCGATCTTTTCACCTTTATATGCAAATCCTCTTTCGATCAACAACCGGGTTTCGATTTTAGGTAGATAAATATGCAAGTTCCCGTTTATCAAAACAACACGCCCAATCCTTTGAGCGAGCAGGGTTTTGCGCGCCCAGGAGAAAATATTCAGCCGACGTTCGATTATGAACACGCGATGGAGAAAGCGATTCAGCCGTTACGGCAGGGCATAGACCTTAGCGTCAAGTTCGCAGAGAAGATGCAGGCCCAGCAGGTCAAGGCGCAAACGGACGAAGCGCTGAACTCCCTGGATGAGGAATTGAGAAACCTTCAGTTCAATCCTGACAGCGGCTTCTACAGTATGAAAGGCAAGACTGCAGTCGAAGGATACGACGCAACGCGAGAAGCGATGAACAAGGCGTATCAAAGCCACCTGGACAAGATTGAGGATCCTCTTGCTAAGGAAGCGTTCTCTTCTGTCGCAATGCAGAAGTTAGGTTCTTACGACCAATCCATGCAGAGATACCGACTGCGTGAGAACGCGACCTATAAAGCAGAGGTTTCGGATGCTCGGGCCAAGTCGCTTATCGATGATTTTGCCTTTGCCAATTTTGGCCCAGACGCAGATCGCACGATGGCAAGCCTCATGGCCGAAGTGGATTATCAGGCAAAGATCGGGGGCAAGAGCGCAGAGTGGGCGGCAAAGCAGAAGGATAACTATGCGGGGCTCGCTTACGCCTCTGCGTATCAGCAGATGGCAGTCGAAGATCCGTATGGAGCGGTGAAGCATTTCTTTGAGTCAGGGTCGCAAAGAATGAGTCCGGACGTCTCCCGCAAAACCTATGCGATGTTGCGAGAGCGCGTCTGGCCTCAGCTGCAGGATATAGTGGACTCAATGGGCGGTCCAGAGGCCATCGGTCTGACGCAGGGTGCCGCCGCCCGAGCCGTGGGGAAAGCAGAAGTACGAATTTCCAGCGCTCAGCAGGGCTTGGGCATCCCTCCCAAAGTCTCCGACAAAGTGCTTAACACGATCGGGTATAAATTCTGCAACCCGCTTAATATCAAAGTGTTCGGCAACAACTGGAGCGGCATGGTAGGTCAAGATGCACGCGGTCATGCTATTTTTGAGACCCCTCAGGACGGTATTTGCGCGGCCGCTAAGATTCTCAAGACCTATTCCTCCAAGTACGGCATCAATACCGTGGACAGTATTGTCGACCGATTCTGCGCCGCAAGCGACGGAGTGACACGCGCTTATATCACGAATGTGGCTAAAGCTATGGGGGTTGATCCGGGAGAAAAACTCGACGTCAAAGATCCTCAGGTCATGACTAAACTCATCAGCGCGATGATGCGGCAAGAAATCGGAGCGGTCGCGTACTCGCAGGAAACGATTACGGCCGGAGTCCATAAGGCGCTGGGAATTGATCTTAACGATTTCTCCGACAAATTTAATACTCAGCTTACAGAGGACGAAGAAAAGCAGTATCAAGCATGGGCAAAGAAGATCGGCCATGAGCGCGATGTGTACGACTACGATCTTCGAGGCGCATGGAAGGCAGGTGCGGTACAGGCAGAAAACGGTCACTTCCCTGATACATTTAAAAAGCCTAATCATCCGACCTTTAGTGTCGAGAGCAAGTACCACGACGGAAAGAAGTATGTCGGCGGCCACTGGGTGGTAGAGAACGCACAAAACATTTTTATCGGTCCCAACGGAGAGCGCCGTGACGATAACGGGAAACTTCTGTCTCAAAAGTCTGATGCTCCCCGTCTGACGTCAAAAGATATAGCCTTCAACCCGAGCACAAAGACAGGTGACCCGGTTATTGATGCTTTGCCGCTTCCGGACAAAATTAGACTTTTCCGAGCTTCTCGACAACGCAGAGGGCGGCAGGACCAACAGAATAAAGTTGAGTTAAAGCGGGCCGTTGATAACGTTCTTTCACGGGCTATTAACACGGGAGAAATCGCCGAGCTTCCGGATGTTGCGGACTTTATTAGTGTCTACGGGCAGGCAGAAGGTGTCCGCATGCATTCGGAGGTGGAGAAGCAGGCTCAGCTTAATGCGACTATGCACTCGATGCCCGCCATGTCCGTAGCCGAGATGGAGGCGACAAGCAAAGCACTCATGCCTCAAAAGGACGATCCGGAATACGCAGTGCGGATGGAGCAGAAAGCCACTTGGGATAAAGCGGCTGAAAAGGTAAGGGCTGAGCGCTCTAAGGATCCTATGCGGTTTGCTATCGAAGGGATTCCCGAGCTTGGCTTCAAACCAATCCAGGACTGGACGAATCAAACACTGGCAATTGGTGAGCTTCGCAACCGGGTCGCAAGCTACAAGGATGTAGGTAAGCGTTTTGCTACAGAGCCGCACATGCTCACAAAAGCGGAGGCGGCAGCGCTTTGCCAGGCTTTTTCGTCCCTGGACGAAGCGCATCAGGCAGAGTTTGCTCAGAAGCTGTCAGACACAATATTTGACCCTGTTAGCGGAAGCAGCGACGCGCTGGCGGCTATCGCCAATGATGTGGGCAAAGACCACCGTTTACTCTCGATTGCTTTAGGCGTGGCCTCTACCGCAAAGGGCCGTGAAAATAACGGGGCGCTGCGCCAGATCAAGGGTAGTTATTACCGAAAAAACAAGATCAATGATGCAGACAAGGACGAGGTGGAGATCAGAAAGAAGCTTGACGGAGTTCTGCCGATTCCTGCGGGAAGTCCGGAGTATGAAGACCTTATTACAGCAGTACTGAATGATCACGCTTATGCGCTTCAGGATGGGGGATCTAGTAGCAGTAATTTTGATGACGCGATTGAAAACGTTATTGGCGTTGTCGAGGTGCATAACGACGAGAAGATCATTTTGCCAAGCCGCTTGTCTCAGGCAAGTAAGAACCTCCTGACGTTTAGACGAATTGGAAATTTCCAAGATGTTTTATCTGATTACGCAAACGAGCAGCTGAAAAGCGGCAGAAAGCTTGTGTATAGGAACCAGGTGATTTCTCCTGAGCTGTCCGCGTATTTGATACGTACTAAGCCGCTTCAATGGGTCGGAGATGGAGTGTATTTCATTCGCGATGGTCTGCGCTATGTCACGGATGAGAAGGGCGAACCTTTCCGCATTGACCTAAACGACATCATTACTAGAAGGAGTAAATAATGAGCTGGATCAATCGTTTCGGTCTTACCAACGACGAGGCCAAAGTTATCAACCAATACAGCGCGCCCGACCAGACAGGAGAGGCGCTAAAACCTGGTCTATTTGAAGGCGTGGGTTCTGCCATGGTTCAGTCGCTCGGGATGCAGTTCGAGGCGTCTCAGTCAAGTTTGAGCGAGGCACTGGCGATTAGAGTTGAGGACAGCGATTATGATCTGCAGCAGGAGGACCCGTTTGCTCCGGAGTTGGATTACAACAAAGACTCGGTTGTTAATCGATTACGACAGGATGCTAAGGAAGCGCGCCTGAAAATCAAGAACGACTACACGCCGAATCCTGAGACGACCGGAGCCGCCTCAATGGTTTTATACGGCTTAACCGGTTCATTGGCTAAGGGCATTGGCTACTCGATCGCCGCAGGCGGCAATCCGATCTTGGGCGGAGTGATGTTCGGAGCTGATCTCGGTCGATATGAAAAAGACAAGCTTCAGGATAAAGGCGTTGACTCAGAAACAGCGACAAAAGCGGGGCTGATTACCGGTGTTACTAATGCTGTCGGTATGGCATTGCCCGCCTCTGTAGGTACGAGTTACCTGAAGTCTGCGGCCTTTGGAGGATTGGTAAATCCTGCGACCGATATCACAGAGCAGTCTGCGATTAAGTTTGTTCTTGACCATGCGGACTACTCTGTCATCTCCAAAGAGTATGACCCGTTTGACCCTGTCAATTTGACGACGTCAAGCCTGATGGGTGTCGGTTTCGGCTTATTGGGGGCAAGAGGAGCTCGGGTTAGGGCCGCAAGAGAATCGGCTGATGACTCTGTCACAACCTCTGCTGCGCCGGATCAGCCGACTTCTCGAATGAACAAGACCGTCCTTGAGTCTATCCAGAATCGAGATCGAAGCGGAAAGGAAAGCCGACTGCAGATGCAGCAGATTGCCCAGGCTCCAGACTTTAATCGTCTGCGCAACGGCTCAACCCTCGGAGAGGGCACTCCGGTGATCGCTTATCTTCCGGAGGATTCTTCCGCGATCATGGGTAAGAAAGTGGTTGTATCGGATACTAATGGCGGTCGGACGACCATGCGTTACGCCCTGGTTGAAGCAAGTGAAGTGATGACCTCCAACTCGGCTGACGGCAGCTTGAACGCGGACTTTACGAACCCCGAAGTGGCAGGCGCCAGAGCGATCGCGGGCAACGGCCGAATCGCCGGACTGCAGGCGGCGTATCAAAGCGTGAAGGCGACGCAGTATAGAGCGGAACTTACCCAAGCCGCCAAGGAGTTCGGCATCAGCCGTCGGGCAGTAAAAAAGATGCGGGAGCCGGTCCTTGTTAGAGTCATGGAAGACGCGGACGTTAAAGAAGGCGTGGGCGAGTTATCCAACCGCACCGGCACTCTTAAGCTCAATCCGGCAGAGCAGGCGGCTCAGGATGCGAGAAACGTCCGATTGGATGAGGTTGAGTTTACGGCTGACAATGAGATCACCACGAAATCGATGGACGAGTTTGTACGTCGTACGCCGGACAAAGAGGGCCTGATCGACGCTAACGGCAATGTGATATATGACAATGTGCGTCGGCGAATGAAGCCGGCGATTCTTGCAGCAGCCTTCCCCGACACTCGCATCATTAATCGCTTTATCTCAGATGACCCGAAAGATAGACAGATCATGAGCCTGCTGCAGGCAGTGTCGCCTGAAGTCATGAGACTGAAAAGGATCGGCGGCGAATTTGATTTCACAGGAGACCTTCTGGAAGCAGTCGCTGATTACATTCAGACTAAGCAGGAAGCTAAGAAGATCAACGGTAAAGATGTTGAAGGCGAGCTTACAAGTTCATTATTTGAGGGGAGCGCGGTACAAAGCTGGTTCAAAGATATCCTTTTGTCAAAGAACCCGGAGAGACTTAAAGATGTTCTGACGCGGCTCCGCGAAGTGGCCGAGCAGGAGAGCGGCGGTGAAGGGTTCTTCGGTTCCGTCAGCAGAGAAGATGTGTTCAACCAGGTTAAGAGCGAGTTCGGCACCTTTGATAAGGCGGTAGAGTCAATTACACCCAGCATGGTGGACGCCGCGATGGAATTAAGGATGGCTGATGTGATTGAAGGGGATCAGCCCTCCGGCATGAATGGCGATATCAACAAATCGATCGCCGACGAGAAGCTTGCAAGAGAACAGCTCGACAACGGAGAGAAGGTGAACGTGTCAGGAGAGGGTGTTGACCCTGTCGCTTTCGGCAGACAGCTCGCAGACTTCAGAGATACTGTTTTCAAAAACCTGCTCGGCATCGGTTTTAAAGAAAAGCTTGCGGCGTACTCGGCTGATATCCACGAGGCATTTTTTAGAACTCTCTCAGACCGTCTCGGAGTCAATGCCGAAGAGGTGTTGAAGAGGTATGAGCTTAGAGTAAGGAAGGGCGATAAGCCCAATCTTGACGCGGGCTTTTTCCAAGCGCTTGTATCTCGTCAGAGGGAAAGAATAGAGTCATGGCTGAAGCCTTCAGAAATTGAAACCGCTACGGGAAAAACTCGCGAAGAAATGGAGACTATTTTCGGAACAGAACTTGAAGACATAGCAACGGTTCCGGAAAAATACTTGAAAGTGATTTTTGGCGAGGGAATTTCAGATCCCCGTGTTTACACATCTAAGGCTTATTTCCTGGACCATGTTGTAAATCATCATGCTCCCGATGTTTTTGCCGGCGATTATCGCGAGATTCAGAACATCATCAGCAATCCGGATGAAGTTATTAGAGACACGCGAATCAACGAAAAAGGAGTAAGGAGGAATGGAGTAATTTTCACGAAGCGGATAGGAAAAACCCTTCTGCTTGCGATTAGCCTGGAAGAAACAGAAACGGGTCGGCTCCAGCTGTATAAATCGCTTTCTAAAACAAGAAAGAAAAAACCCTATCCTGGAATGGATAGGGTTACCTTGCCCGTGGACGCCCTCTCCGAAAACTCGAAGAACCCTCACGATACATTCGTATCCAATAATGGACACACGGCGGCAGGCGCTGACTTTTCCGCTCTTGGCAAGGATTCCAGTATAAAAGACTCGTCGAAAGAAAGCAATAGCTTTAGTAGGGGGGATGACGGCAATAATAGCGAAAACGTGCTCTTTCAGAGTACGGTGAAATCCGATGAAAGCTTTAGACCTGACGAAGCGCTTATCGACAATGCGAAGGAAACTTTCGGAATTACGGACGATATCCGAGAAGCAGGCTACGTACTGCCTGACGGAACGATGCTTGACTTCTCCGGACGTCACTGGGGCCTAGACGACTTTGAAGCAAGAGGACAGCGACAGGTTGACCATATCGATATCGGTGAAACAGACGGAATCAAGGACACTACCGGAAACGAAATGTATGACTTCATGGCGCAGACAGGTGCGATGCGTGTCAGCATGGCTGACGGTAACAGCGTTGCTTCGATCGCCCGAGAACCTACGGCCCAGCAGTTGGCTGTATTGGGAAGAGCTACAAACCGGAAATATCTGGCGCTCTCCTTTAACACGCCCGACGGCCGTATCGTCTCGGATATCGAGTTTGACAGCGCGTCTCTTGGCAAGATAGAGAGGTTCCTAGACGAAGCCCACGCGAGGTACGAACGAGGTGAGGTAAGCGGGGCCTATGCCCAGGACGCCCGCGGCATGTACACGCCCGCCGAACGGATGATTACCTTGTTCGGTACCGCAGATGAGTCGACTTTTATCCATGAGTCCGGCCATTATTTCCTGGACATTATGACTGATGTTGCAGGGCGTTCAGATGCGCCGGAACAGGTTCGGGCCGATATCCAGACGCTTATGGATTGGTTTGGAGTTAAGGACCTGGATGAATGGAACAGTTTGTCTTTGGACGAAAAGAGGCAATTTCATGAGCAGTTTGCGCGTGGCTTTGAACAATACTTGAGAGACGGAGAGGCGCCTTCCTCCAAGCTCGCAGAGATTTTTAAGCAGTTCAAAGATTGGCTGATCTCGATCTACAAATCCTCTAAAGAGTTGGATGTGGAGCTTACCGATGAGGTCCGCGGCGTTTATGACAGAATGCTTGCGACAGACAGGGAGATTGAGGCTAAGCGCGAGGCTGATACTCCTAGTCTCTTTGGCGAAGAGGTCACGCAGGCCGCCAACGAGCTGGTTAACTCTTCGACGCTTCCGGATGAAACCAAAGCCGTGATTAGAGACGGTTTAGATGCAATGGGAATCAAGACGGAACCGCCGAAAGGGCAGGACCCGCTGTACGGTGTTATGAGCGACGAAGAGTTTGTACAAAATCGGTTCAACCTGGATATGGAAAAGTACGGAGATATGACCATACTCGATGAGAACAACAACGAGATTTCTATGCGTGAATATGTGGCTGAACAGGTGGCTGCGGCCGAGCGCATGGAGAACGACGCTAATGGAATTTCACGCGCTGCGCTTTGTATGTTTGGAAACAACGCCTTCGACTGAGGAAAAATCAAATGGCAAAGGGATTAAAGAAAGAGTGCTTGAATGCAGTAAGTCAAGTTATCGGAAGAAACCTAACGGAAAAAGAGGGCGAGGATATTGTTCTGAATATCAAGAGCAAAGTGCTTCAGATCCGTAAGACCGAGCCGAATTTAACCAAGGGCCAATACGTGGCGAAGGCGGCTGAGCTCGTCGCAGAGGACATGAAGCGCGAGGCGGCTCGAATGAAAGCTAATGCTCAGCGCAAAGTCAGTGCAATTGCAAAAATGCAGAACTATACGGCTGACATGAGAGGTAAAGGGCTGAGCGCGAATGCGGCCGCAGAGCGCTTTCTGGACATGGTGGACAAGCACGCAGTGGGTGTAGCAAAGGAATACGCCTCTCAACTTGCGGACACTCTGAAGGCTGTTCACCCAGAGTTCTTCGGCATGATCGAGAACGACAGTGCAGCGGCAGGGCTGCTCGCGGAAATTTCCGGCGTAGACACTGGGAACGCGGAGTTAAAAAGGGCCGCTCAGGCGTGGATTCAATGCGCCGATGGGCTGCGCGAACGTTACAATCGAGCGGGCGGCGATATTAAGTCTCGCGAGGACTGGATCATGCCGCAGACACATAACCAGGGAAAGGTGATCAATGCGGCTCGGGTTCTTGCCGAGAAAACTCCGGTCAGCATGACAGGGAGGATGGCCGCCCGAGCTGCGAGCACAGTCAATAGATTTAAAAAACACGACGCCATGGCTAATAGGGAGGCATGGGTTGAATTTGTATTTGCCCGACTGGATAAGAGTCGGTATCTTGACGACAATCTCAAACAGATGTCGGACCCGCAAATAAAAAATGTTCTTCGCGAGGCGTACCGTTCCATTACAGAAAACGGAGATCAGGGCAAAAAGCTCAGCGACGCAAAGGCGGGCCAAGGAAAAGCGAAAGCGAATCAGCGGCAGGAACATCGATCGATCCATTTCAAAGACCATACAGCGAGGATTGAGTACAACAGGATGTTTGGACAGGATCCGTCGATTTTAGGAACAATGCTGTCTCATGTGAGTTCAATGGCGCGCGATATTACGCTTTTGGAGGAGATGGGCCCAAATCCTACAGGTACTTTCAATACGCTTGTGAGATCGACAGAAATTTTGAATAACCAGTCCAATAACATTGTGGGGCACACGGTCCCAACAGATCACCTCATGCTCAATGCAATGTGGACAAACTTAAATGGCAGCCGGGGCCTCAAGCATGAAACCTTTGCCGCCATCATGCAGGGCGCCCGTAATCTGCAGGTAGCGGGTAAACTCGGCGGCGCCTTTTTGACTAGTTTGTCGGATATCGGGACGTACTTCCACATGTGCAGAGTCAATAAAATGCCTTTTGCCCAGAGCGCGATGTTTTTGCTTAAATCCCTAAATCCGGCAGATAAAAGCGACGTGGCTTTTGCGGCTCAGGCCGGTGTTATCGGAGATGTTTTCAACTCGGCGGCCAACCGTTTTGTAACGGATAACATGTCCAACGGCATTACGTCAAAACTTGCTGACGCCACCATGCGGTTGTCTTTTCTCGCGCGATGGACGGACGGCATACGCAGAGGTGCTGCGCTTACGGCCATGGCCTTCTATACGAATGCGCGTAAGTACGATTGGAATACCTGCGACGGCTGGCTACGGGAACGACTTGAGAATTTCGGCCTGGATGAGACATTCTGGAAAGTCATACAGAAAGCTCCAGCTGAAAAATTCGGGAATGCGGAGTTTGTTACCAAGAACAGTATTCTCAATATTTCAGATGCGGACCTTTCGGCGCTTGGAATCTCACGGCACGCGCTTCAACGGTACGCATCAAATTACCTAGCTTTCGTTTTTGACGATGCGCACATGGCATCTCTGCAGCCTGACTTATATACGCGGGCGATATCCAATTGGGGCCTAGCACGGGGCACAATCCTGGGAGAGGCATGGCAAAGTTTTTTCCTATTTAAATCTTTCCCGACGGCGATGCTTACTCGCCATATCCAGAGGTCCGGAGATCTGTATAGATATAAGAAACGCACGGACGGTACCATGAGTGCAGTGTGGTCGCGAACAAGTTATTACGGTACGCTGATAGCGGGCACGACAATGATAGCCGCGGTCTCCAATATGTTTAAGGACCTGGCGAACGGATCAGATATTCAGGACCCCTGGACCACGGACAACGTGAAGAGGGCCTTCACAAGCGGAGGAGGAGCGGGTTACGTCGGCGACATTCTTGTGTCCGCCCTTGACGACTACAAGTACGGGCATCCTGCTATTTTCAATGCGGTTGGTCCTGTATTCTCATCCGCAGCGGATGCCTACGTAATCTACGATAAGTACAAGGACGACAAGGACGTTGGCGCAAACGTCATCCGTTTCGCTAAAAGCAACATCCCGCTTGTAAATGTCTGGTATACGAAGCAGCTTATCAACCATGCGATCTTCAACCAGCTTCAGGAAATGTCAAACCCCGGCTATCACAGACGTATGGAACGTAAAGCTATGAGGACCCGAGGAACAGGCAATTGGTGGGCGCCAACAAGCATGACGCCTGGGCGTCTCCCAAGAGTGGCTAAGTCGAAGGACCGTTGGGAATTTATGAAATAGTGCGCATTGACTCTTTCCGGACACTTATATTTTTTC